TTTGCAATAACAGGGTAGATAACAAATACCTTCACACCTGTGGATGTAGTTTTATAACGAGCTTTGAATAACCAACGGAAACCTGTTTCAGCATCATAGTACATTAGTTGCTTCATTGTGCCAACGGTGATAGGCTCCGATGGGTCAGCGTGAGTTAAAGCCACAAACTGAATTGTGTCATTATTATTTTCTACCACCATTTTAATAGTGTCAGATAATGTTCCTGCTGCAGGGAAATGAAGATCTACTTCATAGTCATAGTTTTCTTTCAAAGTATATGGTGTTGCATCTGTTGTAACAAATGTTAGAGTTTCATTAGCCAAGGTTGCGTTGAACCCTAGAGATAAACCTGCCCCTGTTTTTTCAGCAAGTCTACTTTCAACTTTGTTTGATGAGTACGCTGTTGTTGTAGATACTTGGTTATCGTTAATTGATGCACCACCGGTACCGCCTCCACCACCGGAAGCTAGAGATTGAGCACCCATCGGGATGCCGCGGTTTTGGTTATATGTTTCTATTGTCATTTGCCTACCCCACCTTACTAATTGTTATATTACTTACTTTATTTTCCGTTGCTACACCGCCGGAAGTTACAGGAGTGTATGCATTACGTAAATATAAATCTTGAGTGCCCTTTTTATAGTCAATAAAGTTACCTGGATTTACAGGAACTCCGATATATGTTTTATCCGGATCACCTGTAGATTCAAGGGCATAAATTGTATCTGGTGAACTGTTAGTAATAATATACTCAGCATTTGCTTCTACTTCGTCAACTAACGTCGAAAAAGCTGTCCAAGTACTTGGTAATTTTGTGTCTTTAATATGCATATTTTATCTCCTTATACTGTATAAATTAAACAATGGAACCTGTAGAAGCATTACGTGCTACTGTTAATGTGCCGATGAACACGTAGGACTGGTATGGTGTATTAAAGCTTGATACATAAGATTCATCATCAAATTCTGTAATGCCATCATAAGATACAACACCTGTGTCTTGATCCCTAGATACACTTGCCCACAAACGTTTTGTTTGAGTTGTACCGGCAACAGTTGTGAATGTTATTGGATAATAATAACAAGCTCTGTTCGTCTCAATTGTTTTTACACCAGTAAATGATACACCGCCTATTGGTCTGGTGATAGCAGTCAAATACTTACCTGAATCACTTTGCTGTGCCCAAGTGTATTCACGCCATGTTATAAGGGATGTGCTGTCTGTTATACTTTGGTTAGAAATTGTAAGAGTATAATTACCGTGTGATTGTCCTGCACCTTTTTCATTCAATAGATAATGTACTTCAGCAGGAAGTGGAATTCCGGGGCTTGGTATTGTCATTTTAGAAGTACCACTAGAAACAGTGGTTTTGACGCCTGTCTGACCATATTTTTCACTTGATGAATAAGATTGAACATTAACCTTATCACCTTTATTCTGGACAGTTGTATCAGCTGCTTTTGAAATCATTGAGGCATACTCATAAGTACCAGAAGGTACATACACCATCATACCATCAGCATCGGCACTGTAGCCGGCTGTGATATTTAAAGTAGAACCGGAAGTTGATTTGCCTATTGTAGCTGAAGTTGGTACGTCGATCTGACGAATATTCCGGAAGTTAGTTATCGCTCCGCCGTATACTGTAATAAGACCAAGTAGACGTACTTGATTATATGTTTGATATGCATTTGGTGCTGCAGTAAGAGTCTCTACTGTCTTTTCTGTTGGCGTACCTGCTGCTGTTGCTACAGCATAAACCGGCCATGCACCATCTGCAGGTACATTAAGAACATCTAGTGTATAAGTAGATGTGATCTTATTTGCAATACGACAAGCTCTATTTGTTTGAGCAATTGTCCAACCTGTTGGTAAAGTAAGATTATTACCGGAATATGTAATCCCCATACCTTGAGTATGGAATATATAATTCGATGTTACAGTTTTGGCTGAGCCTAAGTCTAGAACTGCATTGTGTTTTTTAAATCTATAAACACGAGCAAGTTCTGTGGCAGACATTGTAATTGTGCCAGACGTAGGGAAGAAATACTCTACTGATGTATTTTCATCACCAAGATAAAATACTGCATTTTCACCAAAGTCTAGAGTTACGCAGCCTTCATCTAATCTATTTAAAGATATTGTATCTCGTTCATAGTATCTATCTATTACAGTAGTACCACGAACATTCTCATATACTTTATAGGTAATAGTTCCGGACACTGAGTTATTATTTGCAGCAGTAATTGTAAGAGTCATTGTGCCTGCTTCCTGCCAACCCGCCTGAGTAGAATAAACCTGAGCACCGTAGGCATAAGCACTTGATATCTTATATCCGTTTACATATATCTCGCTGATTCCGGAACCATTACTAAATACTGTCATATTACTCCTTTATGAAAGCTAATGGAATAGCTTGTTGCTGTGCTGTTGTCATACCAGCCCAAGTTGCTGCATCAAATACTTGATATATTTTTGATGTATCTACATCAATCGTATTTCCAGTTAACGTTACATATGTTCCTGCAGTTAAAGTATTTTGTTTTAGAGCAAGAAGTCCTGTTGTCTCTGATCTGGTATATGCATCTAGAGTGCAAGCAATTGTTCCATCTGCTGCTATTGAAATGTTTGAGCCGGCAGTTAATTTGTTTTGCTTTGCATTCAACAGTAGATCTGTTTGTGCCTTGGTGTAAGCATCTGTTGTGCCACCACCTGTTGCAGAAATTATATGAGTCTGGGGGTCAATTGTGATATTGTCTCCCGCTATTAAAGTATCTTGTTTTGCAGAAAGCAAGTCATTTGTTTCTGCTTTTGTATACGCATCAATTTGACCAGTAGCTGAAATAGTATAGTCATCGGCTATTGAGATGCCTGTTCCTGCCTTTAGTTTGTGCTGATATGTGTTATTGAAAGTAGTATGTTCTTCAAGGAGTGTTTCTATAGTATCTATATCCGCTGTAACTGTACTTTCAGCCTTGGTCAAACCGGTGCCGAAGGTAAGTGTATCTTGCTTTGCAGCAAACTTACCGTCTAATTCTGATTTAGTATATGTATCAAATTGTGCAGATTCTTTTGCTACGTCTGCCCAGTATTTAGCAGAACCCGATGGGAGTTCTTGAATTGTACCTTGGGCATAAAGCTTAGCTTTTGCTTCTGCTTCTATTCCTGCAGCATCAATAGCTTCAATATTTTTCATTGCCTCAGCTTGCATTTCTGAAGTTGCATCAGCTACTTCAGATTCTTTTAAAGCTGTGATGGCAGCAGTCGCTGCTGTTTTTGCAGATGTAATATCTTCTTGTGCTTGTTCTGCTGCGTGTGTTGTTTGAGCTAATTTCTCAGCAGCAAATAAAGCAGATGCTTTTGCATCGGCCGCTTGTGCTGATGATACATTGGCTTGGCGCGTTGCTTCATCACGTGCTGCATTAGCTAAGTCTACAACTTCATCTACTTTTTGTTTAGAGTTTTCCAGACCAGATAAATCTTCAGCCCATTGAAGTGCCTTACCTGCTTCAGGTACAGGAAGTCCTAAATTTGCATTAGAGCCTCCGGCATTAACAGGAAGTAATACCGCACGGGATAATTTATCATCTTGCTCTTGTTGCTGCATGGTTAACTTATCTAAAGCTTCTTCTACTTCAGCAGAATCGAATTTTCCTTCTTGAGGAAATTCAGAGTCTTGGTCACGCGCTGTATTACGCATAACAACAAGAGTTTCTGCTGCCGCAATTGGTGTCATAAGGTAAACATTCTGCCCTGTAATTGTGTATTCAACATTATATTCTAATAAAGTTGAATCCCTATAAACTTCTATGTGTCTTGCCTCTATATATTTAAACGGAATAGGCGCCGTGTCCCCTACTGCATAAGGGCCTTGGTAAACATATCTGCTTTGTTTGGTATCTACTCCCATAGTATTATCTCCTTATTTTTATTATATATTATTTATTGATTAATGTCAAAGTTCAAAGGTTGAGGTGCTATTTCCCAAGGCATTACTACTTGACCTCTATCCTCTCTGGCTTTCATCATTTGTGACCAATTTGCTTGACCTCCTGCTTGAAGTTCATCCAGATATGAACCTATTCCCATTTGGAAAAGCACTGCTGTATATGGCAATGTTTTCACACCTGTTTGACGTGCTGCCTCATTTAGTATTGCAGCTCCAACAGCGGTACCTTTGTCCTGTACTTTAGATGATGTTATTGGTTTTCCAATACGATAACCGGCTCTGATAATGGTTGATGCTGATGGTGCTACTTGAAGAGTAATACCACCACCCTTTTGACCAGAACCATCAAGACCGGAGAATACAGTATCGAGTGCTGAACCAATTGGCCCAAGTGGTGCTGCAAGACGAGAAACCATCCACTCAACGTTTGGCGAACCGTCTTCTTTTATAGGTTCATATATTTTACCACGAAGGGCATCTACGGTACTATCAACAAGAAGCATATTCACACCAACGCTGAAAGCTGCACCCATTATGTTTTTACCCATTTGTATTTTTGCCCTGGGATCAACTTTATTAAATGGGTTGAACATATCAATAGCAGTAATTCCTGTTTGACCACGAACAGCATTTGCAATGTTACGACCATACGTGTTATATAACAAGGCACACCCGAATGATTGGAACTGTGTTCCTGCTTCTATAATTGCCGCAGACATTGAACCTTGAACTTGTTTACCACGAAGAAGTCCTGTGATACGTTGTGACGGCATAGAAATCATTTCATCAGCAGAAGTATCAACCATAACAAAAGCTTTGTTTAGAAGCTCATTTTTATATGATTGAATAGATGTAGCATTGACTTGTTTGCCTTTGGCTTTTAGCGCCGATGCTGCAACTTCATCCGGGATTTCGTGAACCTTAAACGGATCGAATACCCAGTATGATCCTTGGCCTTTGATACCACAATCTTTGTTGAAATCAGTCATTGAATAGTTACGATAGATATCCCAGTCAATAGCATCTATGTTTTCACGTTCTAGAGAATAACCCATAGTTTTTGTTAACTCGTCATAAGATTTATTACGAACAGTTCCCAAAGCATCTTGTATTGACCAAGCTGCTGCTGATTTGTTTATGTCAGTTAATGGCGTCATATGGGCTATTTTACCTAAGAAGAACTCTGCCATTTTTCTT